GGAAGAATGGTGAGAAGGTTAGAGTGCCATTATATAAAGAAAATGAATTATACAGTGTAGAATTCTTTCAGGGAACAACTTCTTTAGGTTCTCAAACCTTTGGTAAAACTCTTACTCCATTGACTGCAGACACAACAGATTATAGAACAGACACTACATTTATTAAGGCTGATGCTACCTCGTTGATGAGTAGTAATGCACAAGCAATACAGTCCGCTACAACTGCTCCAGTAGGTACAGAAACTGTAGTTATAACAACCGAAACAAATGAAACTATTACACTAACCGTAACTTATATTGAAGAGTGTAGGAACACCCCTTACAAAGTTACCTTCTTAAATAAGTTTGGTGCGTTGCAAGATATATGGTTCTTTGGTAGAAGAAAAGAGAGTGCTAATGTATCTAGGGAACAGTATAAGATAAACACAATACAATCAACTTCTACAAGTAAATTATACCCTACATACTCTCCTACTGATAAAACATTTAACGTTGAATCTAAGAAATCACTTACATTGAATACTGGGTTTATTTGTCAAGATTATAACGAGGTAATTCAACAGATGATGCAATCTGAGTTTGTTTGGATTCACGAAAACAATAAGGTATTCCCAGTTACCCCAACAGATAATGATATAACCTATAAAGACGAGCGATACGATAAATTGTTAAACTTCACGGTTAAGTTTGAATATGCTTATAGTGAGATAAACAATGTTAGATAATGCAGAGACTCCAGTTATATATAGAAGAGACCCCAGATGTCTATAGACTCGTTGACCTATTTGATAATGAAAATATAGAGCTTACTTCTACAATTCAAGATATACGAGATATAAGTAAAGTATTTACTGATTATTCTCAAACCTTTGTAGTTCCAGCATCTGAGACTAATAACAAGATATTTCGCCACTATTATAACTATTATATAACAGATGGTGCGTATGATGCTAGAACAAAGAAAAAAGCTAGATTAGAAATAAATTACTTGCCATTCCGAAGAGGTAAGATATTTTTGAATAGCGTTAAGATGAAGAACAATAATCCTCACTCTTACGAACTTATCTTCTATGGGGAAACTGTATCACTAAAAGACTTGATTGGAGATGACGAGCTTACTGATTTAGCAGAAAGAAAAAACGAATTAACTGGAGCTTTAGAAAAAAAATATTTATCTAACTATAACCACGAATATAATGAGGTTAATGTAAGGAGTGGGTTTACAAATGGGATTGACTTTCTTATAGATGGAGAGGTGCAAGAAGAGGCTATAATATACCCACTTATAACTTCTAAGAAAAGACTATACTTTCATTCTGCAACACCAGACTTTAATGCTGATGGAAATATATATCACGATGAATCACTAACCCCAGATGAAGGAGACCCATATAGAGGATTAAGGTTTACTGACCTTAAACCTGCTATCAAAGCTATCCATATAATAGAGGCTATAGAAGATACTTACAGGGATTCTGAAAACAATCGGGTAATACAATTCACTAGAGACTTTTTTGACTCTACAGCCTTTGAAAATCTGTATATGTGGGTAAATAGTAAGAAGGGTGAGTTTAATGATTTAGATGATGATGAGCAGTATTTGTTTTCTTACTTTGTAGATGGATTTACAGAAAAATATCCATCAGCAGTTTATTCCGATAGTTTAACTATAGATGGTAGTGAGCTAACAGTAGACACACTATCTAGTTTTAGGTATAGGTTTAGGTTAGACGTTGTTGTTTCTGACCAAAATGTAGAATATGACGTTATATTGAGAAATAAAAACAATGGGGCTGAATACAGGCAAAGCTATATAGGCAATAACATATTTGAAACCCCTTATGATGCATTTGGTAGTTTCATTGAATTCAATTTAGCAGAGTGGGAAAAAAATCCAAAATATGATAGTGATGGTTCTAAGGTTCATTCACAAACATTTGAAATAGAAATAAGGTCTAAAGAGGAACTAACTATTAATCCAGCTCAATTTATATATTACAAAACTAATATATTTAATACTTTTGACGATTATTTTTATGATACAAGTACTGGTGAATTAACAGAAACCCAGTTATTGATGAAAGATAGGTTGCCTAATATGAAGGTAATGGATTTCTTAACTGGGTTATTCAAGATGTTCAATCTAACAGCATACTTTATAGATGACCCAGAAGATGCTAATAATGGTAGGATATATGTTGATACATTAGATAATTATTACGCTGATGCTGTAAATAATAAATTAGGTGGGCTTATAGATTTAGATAAATATTTAGATGTTAGTTCTCATAATGTGAATGCAAGACTTCCATTTACTGATATTGAATTTAAATATCAAGAGACAAACACAGTATTAATGGAAAACCATTTTGAACAATTCAATGAGGTATTTGGAGATGCTGAGTTTAATGTAAGGAGAGCTTTTCTTGATGAAATAGATAGAGGTAAAAAATATGAAATTAATCTACCATTCTCTCACTTAAAGTATGAGAGATTATTAGACCTAAACCTTAATTCAACATCTCCTACTAGAGAAACACTTATTCAATGGGGATATTGTGCAAGTGGGGACTTTACAGCTAAAAATGAAGATGCTGTAGAACCAGAAGTTCCTACTGGAGATTATGACACGACTCTTATAAAGCCTTTATTATTTTATGGGATAAATGTTACTGGTCTACCAGATGCTAGTCCATCAAATGGGAATAGAAGTGGTAAAATAAATTGGATTTCAACATCTCCTCCAACTGGGCTTACAAGTTATTGGAGACCCTCTAATTCAAATGATGCAGGGACACCATCAACAGCTCCAACATACTCATTAAACTTTGATAATGAATTTGATGAATGGCAGAGAGTAAATTATGGAGAGAGAAGTAATTCTCTATATAATGTATTCTATAAAAGTTATGTGGAGAGTGTGTTTAATATTGCCAAGAGAACATTTAAAGTTACAGCATACTTACCACCAAATATCCTTGTAAACTATAAATTAAATGACCAGATTAAGATACAAGATAAGATATTTAGGATTAATTCAATAAGTACTAATTTGATGACAGGCAAATCTGAATTAGAATTGTTAAACATCTTTGAAGGAGAAATAGTAGAATGATAAAGCAAATATTAGAATTACTTAACGCTAGTGATTGGTATGGGGTATCTGATAATATAGATATTGCCAAAGGGAAGTATAAGGGAGTAGGCAACCTTAAAGAGGCTAAAGAACAAATAAAGAGATACTATTATGGCAGATAAAAAGGTTATTGCAATAGAAATAAAGGTAACGGAAAGAAACGCTGCCAGAGCCGTAAAATCCACTAAAAAGGCTGTAGATGGATTAGCTGATTCTACAGAAAGATTAGCAAGAGCTAACAATAAAAATAGAGCCCAGTCTGGTCTAAACAATGCGATACTTATTGAATCAGGTCGTGTAGCTTCCGATGCTGCTTATGGCATTCAAGGTATGGCTAACAACATTGGTAGAATAATAGAACTCGGTCAAGAGTTTGCCAGAACAAATAAAGATAGAGGAATGGGAGGGGCTCTTAGAGACCTTAGAAAATCATTCTTTGGAGTTGGAGGTATATTAATCGGAATTCAGTTATTACTTTCTTTTCTTCCTAAAATAATGAGGGCATTTGAAAGTGCTGGTGCTAAAGCAAAAAGATTTAATGAGGAATTAGAAAAAATAGGACAAGAAACAGAACAGACAAGACAAGGGTTAGAAGCATATTTTACAGTTCTTAATGAATACAATTTGTCTCAAGAAAGACGCTCTAATTTAGAGCAACAGCTTATTGATAAACTCCCAGATATAGAAAAGCTAAATAGTAAGTCTAAAGATGGAATAGATAAGTTAAGAAAGTCTATAGAATTATATATTAGACAACAAGAAATACGAGCAGAAATAGATTTACTTATAGAAGAAAATGCAGAAGGTTTTATAGAAGATAGACAAAGAAGAGCTGTTTTAGAACAATTAAGACTCGAACAAGACCAAGATAAACAAGTTGCAATAATAAAGAAAAATACAAATATCCTGCAAAGACTTGCTATTGAGGCAATGGGGGCAGATGGTAAAGGACTTATTGCTAGATTAATTGAAGGAGATAGATATGATACAACTAACTTAATAAAAGGATTTGAAGAATTTGTAGATAAAGAGGGTGGTGGTGTTGCCGCAGCTAAAAAAAGAATTGAAGAACTTACAGCAGAATTAATAGAGTACGACAAGTCTACAGGCAGGGCTGGTAAATCTTTAAGAACGTTTAAGCAACAATTTTTAGATTTTGATAAAGATGTAGAAAAACTTAGACAACAGTCTTTAGAGCAATTTGTAAGAGACCAAGAAACTAAAATAGCTAAAGAATCTACTGATTTAATGATGATGTTTAGGATTAGAACTGAAGATTTTAAACAACGTCAAAAACAAAGATTAGATGAATTCCTAGAAAGTAAAGCTACTGATAAAGAAAAAGTAAGAGCTAGAATTGAATATAATGAATCAATAGTTTTGGCAGAACAAGAATTGGCTAATGTTATTATTGCAATAGAAGGTAGAGCTGAATCTAAAAGAGCTGAATTTAGATTAAAAAGAACTCAAGGGGTCTTAGACACATTATATAAAATTCAACAGGCAGAAGCAGACTTTGCAGATGCTCAATTAATGATACCTAAGAAGTTTACAGAAAATTCTATTCAGCAAAGAATGAAACAGCTTGAATTTGAAATAGAACTTCAAAGAGGTCTTGTTGATGTGTATGAGCAAGGTACTCAGGAAAGAGCTGATGCTGAATTAAAACTAGCTCAATTACAAAAAAAATTAGTAGATGAGAATGTAAGATATCAAAAGCAAAGATTTGACCAAATAAAAGAAATATACAATCAAGGGGCATCTACAATAGGATTTATATCTGATGCTATAAAAAATAGAGAGATAAGGAATGCTGGAGAGTCTGCTGAAGCTATAGAGGCAGCACAAAAGAAGGCTTGGCAAATAGAGAAAGCATTAAAGATAAGTAGAGTTATAATGGACACTTATCAAGCTGGTTTCGTTGCTTATGGCTCTCAGTTAGTTATAGGAGACCCTACATCACCGATTAGAGCTAAGATAGCACAAGCATTAACATTAGCAAATGGAATTGCTCAAATAGCTGCAATATCTTCTACTCAGTTTAATTCTAAATCATTAGCTGGTGGAGGAGGAGATGGTACAAATGTAGAAGCTCCAGACTTCAATGTTGTAGGTGCATCACCTGAATCTCAATTAGCACAATCAGTATCAGCACAACAAACTAAACCACTTAGGTCGTTTGTAGTACTTAAAGATATTGAAGATGCTACAGATACTCACGATATGATTTTTGAGAACAATGGACTTTCATAACAAATAACTCTTTTAATAGTTAATTTAATAGTATGAGAATAATAGAACTACTTATTGACGAAGATGAATTGCTTTCAGGTATTGAAGCTATTAGTATAGTTGACCGACCCGCAATTCAAGAACACTTTATAGCACTTAGCGAACAGACTAAGGTTGAGCTAGCTGAAGTTGATACTGAAAAGAGAATTCTTATGGGGGCTGCATTAGTTCCTAATAAGAATATCTACAGAGCCGATGGTGAAGATGAATACTACATATACTTCTCGGAAGATACAGTAAGAAAAGCATCAGAACTATTCTTAATGAGAGGCAATCAAAATGAGTCTACATTAGAACACGAAGCTAAACTTTATGGATTATCAGTTGTTGAAAGTTGGATTATAGAAGATGAAACCCACGATAAAAGTAGAAAGTACGGAATGGAACTTCCTGTAGGAACTTGGATGGTTTCGATGAAGGTTAATAATGATGAGGTTTGGAATAACTACGTTAAGACTGGCAAAGTAAAAGGATTCTCTATAGAAGGCTACTTTACTGATAAAGTCAATATGGGAGAGGTTAATCAAATAAGCGAGGAGGAAGCAGAGGAAATATTAGTCGAGATGGCTGATTATATCGCTTCTAAGAAGCTAAATCTAAAGACTTATAGTGATTACCCTCAAGGAGTCGTAAACAACGCTAAGAGAGTCTTAGAATGGGTTGATAAGAATGGTTGGGGTTCTTGTGGTACTGCTGTAGGAAAACGTAGAGCCTCCCAGTTAGCATCAAAATCTAATTTAACAGTATCAACAATTAAGAGAATGTATAGCTTCTTGTCTCGCCACGCTAAAGACTTAGAGGCATCCAAAAGTTACTCAGATGGATGTGGCAAATTGATGTATGATGCTTGGGGAGGTAAAGCTGCCCTTAGATGGAGTAGAGGCAAGTTAAAATCATTAGGAGAAATAGATTTAGCAGAGTCAGATGGTAAAGGTGGTGTAAAGTCATCTCCTAAAGCACCTAAGTCAGATACTCCTAATCCTAGTCCAAAAGGAGAAGGAACTGCTAAAGGAAGTGCTAAAGGCAAGACAGGTGCTAAAGTAAGTGCTGCTGACCGCAAGACTCTACAGAAAAAAGCTGATGAATTTAACGATAAGTATAGAGATAAACTTGCTTATAGTGTTACTGTGGGTATGTTGGCTAGTGTATTTCAAAGAGGCTTAGGTGCCTTCAATACAAGTCATTCTCCTAAAGTAAGAAGTGCTAAGCAATGGGCATTAGCTAGAGTCAATGCTTATTTATATTTAATGAAGAACGGTAGACCACAGAATCCAAAATATACTACCGACTATGATTTATTACCAAAGAAACATCCAAAATCAAGTAAAAAATAATGGGGAAGAATACAGCTTATAGAGTCCACGTAGAAGATGTAAACCAAACTGTAGTTGACAATGTTAATATAGAGAATGGTGCGATGTTGCGTACAGATAGTGCTTTGTATATGGGGCATAATGGCGAGAATGTAATTGTATATCCTCAGAACTTAGGGGCAACTCAAAACTTAGGTTGGGCAAGGTATGATGATACATTTTATGATGGCGAAGGAGAAGGAGATTCTGGCAAATTAGTTTTAACAGATGGTGTTGAAGTTACCTTACCTAACAACGGTGGTAATATAATAAGAAGCCACGCAAGTTTAGACTTTTACGATGTATCTAATCAAAAGTTTGTGGGGTTAAATGAGAATGATGTTTATATGGTTACTGTTGTATATAAGAAGTCAGCAGCAAACGCAAATCAAACCCATATAGACTTCAAACTTACAGGTGCTGATGATTACGATAGAATTAATATGGCTTTAGGGTTTTACAAAGGAAACAATACAACGCAAAACTCCCATATAATGTTCCAGTATTATTTAGATGCAAATGCTTTAGCAAATGGTCTAACTCCTAAAATAACTTCAGATGGTGGAGATTCTAAAATATGGGATATTATATTTTTTGTACAACGTACTCAAAACGCAGGATTATGATAAGAAATAACAGAGATAGAAGTCCATCTCCCAAAAATAGTAAAAGAGGATGCCTTTGTAAAGATGGCAGAACTTATTCCAGAAAATGCTGTGATGGTAGTTTCCAAGCACAAGGAGTTGGAAATGTAACTGGTACTACCGAGTAAAAATCTAACACCCTGTTAGTAAACAATTATTTTATATAAATCTTAATAATTATTATGAAGGCAACAACTGTATTAAATGAAATTCTCGAGAAGTTGTCTGTGTTAACGAAAGAAGATGAACTAGCTCAAGAGCTTTCTCAAGAGGAAGTACAAGAAGAAGCTGTTCTATCTGAATTAGATTCTGTTGACGAGACAACTAAAGAAGTAGAAGAAGAGACTACTGAACTATCTGAAGAAGTAGCTACTGAAGAAGTAGAGGCTTCTAGCGAGGAAGAAGTAGAAGAAGAAACACAACTTGAAAAAGGATATGTTTCGGAGGAAAAGTATATGGCAGATATGGGGGCAATGAAAGCCGAAATTGAAGCTATAAAGAAAATGATTGATGAGGAAATGGGTTATATGAAGAAAGAGAAAGAAGCTCTTGCTGAACAAGTAAAAGACCTTTCTAAAGAACCTGCTGCTGAACCAATCAAGCACAGCCCTGAAGAAGAGGCTAAGCCAAGTTTGAATTTATACGCACAAAATAGACCTATGAGTACTGCGGATAAAGTATTTCAAAGAATATCTAACATTAAAAAATAACGACTAAATCTAAATAAAATGCCAACAACAACAACTCAAAACGCTAGTGTAGCATACAATGGGGAATTTGCAGGACAATATATTTCTGCTGCTCTACTAAGTGCTTCAACTTTGGAGAACGGTGGATTAACCGTTAAGCCAAACATTAAGTTTCAGGAAGTAATCAAAACTATCTCTACTGATGATATAGTAAAAGATGCAGATTGTGATTTTACTGCAACAAGTACTATCACTCTTGATGAGAGAACTTTGACTCCTGAATTTCAACAAGTAAACTTACAATTATGTAAGAAAGACTTTCAAAATGACTGGGAAGCTATCTCTATGGGATTCTCTGCCCACGACACTTTACCTTCTAACTTTTCTGACTTCTTGATTTCTCACGTTGCTGCTAAAGTAGCACAAAGAACTGAGCAGTCTATCTGGGCAGGAGACACTTCTACAAGTGGACAGTTTAATGGATTAACTACTCTATTAGGAGCAGACGCTAGTTTGCCAACAGCAAACGAAATTGCGGGTACTACAGTAACTGCTTCTAACGTAGTTGCACAGTTAGGTTCTATCGTAGATGCTATTCCTTCTACTCTTTATGGAAGTGAAGATTTAAATATCTATGTTTCTCAGAATATCGCTAGAGCTTATGTAAGAGCTTTAGGTGGATTCTCTGTTGCTGCTACTTCAAACGCTGGTACTGATAACAAAGGTACTCAATGGTACGGTGGTGGAGCATTATCTTTTGATGGTGTAAAACTATTTGTTGCTAACGGTCTTGCTGATGATACAGCCGTAGCTGCTGAGAAGTCTAACTTATACTTTGGTACTGGTCTATTAGCTGACCACAACGAAGTAAAAGTTATTGATATGGCTGACATCGATGGGTCTCAAAACGTAAGAGTCGTAATGAGATTTACAGCAGGTGTACAGTATGGTATTGTTGACGACATCGTAACTTACGGTATCGCAAACACTGCTAACGACTAATAAATAATAATTAATCAATAAGAAGGGGTAGGTGGTAACTAATCTGCCTACCCTTTTTTAATAAAACAATAATACTATGAGCTGTGAACTAACTGGAGGAAGATTAAAACCCTGTAAAGATGCTGTAGGTGGTATTAGAAAGATTCATTTTGTTGACTTTGGTCAACTAGGAGATGTTGCTGTAGTTGATGACGAAGTAACTGATATGGATGGGACTTTCACTTACCACTCTTACGATGTTAAGGGTAACTCTTCTTTAGAGACAAATATTCAAACTTCTCTTGAGAATGGTACAACATTCTTTGAGCAAGTTGTAAACTTAACTCTACACAAACTAACAAAAGAGGACAACAAAGAGCTGAAATTAATGGCATTTGGTAGACCTCACGTTTTTGTAGAGACTTTTGATGGTAAGTTATTACTAGTCGGTAGAGAACATGGAGCAGAGGTAACAGGAGGTACAGCAGTAACTGGAACTGCGATGGGAGACCTACAAGGTTATACTCTTACTTTAACTGCTAACGAAATAACTATGCCTAACTTTGTAGATGGTGCTACTTCGGCAGACCCATTTGCTGGAATGGCAAGTGCTACTGATAGTCCTTCTACTCAGAGAGCTGTCTAATTAGACTATACTTGTAAATTCAATAAGGGGGTATTTTACCCCCTTTTTTTGTACCTTAGTAAAAACAATTCAATAGGGTAAAGTTATTTTGTATATGGATATACTCCCTACATCAGGAACTCAAGAATTAAAGATAATTCCTCGTAAAGATGCTGACTCCCCAGTAATTAAGATTACGGATAAGGCAACCAGAACAACAGCTACTGTTACTCCAACTAAATCAAATGATGGAGATTATATGGTGTTGAATGGGGACTTTAGTTTAACTGAAGATAATTTATACACCTACAAGGTGCAACTATCAAGTGAGGATGATGAGGAGATATACAGAGGATTAATCTATTGTAGCGACCAAGAATCTTTAGATAAGTACTTTATAAATAAAGATGAATACACAGAAGAGTCTAGCTTCGATAATGAATATATATTTGTATAATGTCAAGAAAAAATTATAATAAGCAATTAAATAAGGTTAAAGATGCAATTCATGTTGTAAACCTTGCCTCTTACACAGCTCCTGAGATAGTCGAATCTAAGAGATATGATTGGGTAGAGTATGGAGATGATAATATGTATTTTAAGTATCTTATAGATAGATACAATGGGTCTCCCACAAATAACGCATCAATCAACGGCATATCTGAGATGATATACGGAAGAGGACTAGATGCTACTGATTCTGAATCAAAACCTACAGAGTATAAAGAGATGAGAGAACTCTTTAGAAAGGATTGTATGAAGAAGATTTGCTACGATTACAAAATGATGGGACAGGCTGCTGTTCAAGTAATTTATAGTAAAGATAGAAGTAAGATAGCTCAAGTAGCCCATATGCCTATTGAAACATTAAGAGCTGAGAAAGCTGTAGATGGGGAAATTAAGAACTACTATTACTCTAGCGACTGGTCTAAAGTAAAACACAATGATAAGCCAAAGCGTATTGCTGCTTTTGGCACAAGTCAAGACAATATTGAAATTCTATATATTAGACCATATAGAGCAGGATTCTATTACTATAGCCCAGTTGACTATCAAGGGGGACTTCAGTATGCTGAGTTAGAAGAAGAGATTGCGAACTACCATATAAGTAATATCCAAAATGGTTTACAGCCAAGTATGTTGATTAATTTCAATAACGGTACTCCTGATAAAGAACAGAGAGATGCTATTGAAAGAGCAATATACGAGAAGTTTAGCGGGACTAGTAACGCAGGTAAATTTATCTTGGCATTTAACGATAGTAAAGAACTTGCAGCTACAGTTGACCCAGTAATGATAAATGATGCCCATCAGCAATATCAGTTCTTATCTGATGAGAGTATGAAGAAAGTAATGGTGTCCCACCGTATTGTATCGCCAATGTTAGTTGGTATCAAGGATAATACTGGGCTTGGTAATAATGCCGAAGAATTACAGACTGCTTCATTATTGATGGACAATACTGTTATTAGACCAATGCAGGTTACTATATTAGATGCTTTAGAAGAGATTTTAGAGTATAACAATATTGAGTTAGATATTTACTTTAAGACTTTACAACCATTAGAATTTACTGATTTAACAAATGCAGTTACTGATTCTGAAGTAGAAAAAGAAACTGGAGTAAAAAAGGATGGACAAAGCGAAACTATTGACGAACAAATTGAAGAGCAAGAATAATGGCAACTGCACTATTTATAAAAAGAGCTGACTTAGTTAAGAATACTGCCTTGAGTGGGAATGTAGATACTGATAAGTTTATTCAGTTCATTAAACTAGCTCAAGAGATTCACGTTCAAAACTATCTTGGTACAGATTTATACGATAAGATAAGTAGTGATATTATAGCTAGTAGTTTAAGTGGGGACTATTTAGAATTAGTTAATGAGTACATTCAGCCTATGTTAATTCACTTTGCGATGGCAGAGTACTTACCTTTTGCTGCTTATACAATAGCAAACGGAGGGGTTTATAAACATAGTTCTGAGAATTCAACTCAACCGCTAAAAGAAGAAATAGATAGCCTTATAGCGAAGGAGAGGGATTATGCCGAATACTATACCAATAGATTTATTGAGTATATGAGTTTTAATGCTGGTAGTAAATTCCCTGAGTATTTTAGTAATAATAATGAGGATATCTATCCAGATAAAGACGCATTATTTCAAGGATGGGTACTATAGAAAGTAAGAAACAATACAAACCTAAGAAAGAGAACATTATTAAATTAAGTAATTACTTAAAAAAGAGAAATGGCAAATTCAATAGATTGGGGAAAAATATATTGTGATATGGAGACTAACGATTCCTTTGGAGTCGATGAGCAATACACAACATTTTTTATACCTGACTTTTCTGCTCCTACTTGTTGGGGACTTGTTCCAGTAACACCGTTTACAGCAGATATGGTTAGCTATTTTGGAGGTAATATAACAGTAGACACAACACAATTTACAGCAGATAAAACACAATTATAAATAAATAAAACAATATGGCATCACAAAATATAAATGTCGGAGCAAAAGCGGATGATAATAATGGTGAACCGTTAAGAAATGCGTTTATCGATATTAGGAAGATGTTCGCTGAAGTTTATGGGCAAACCTATACTAGCGACACTCAGGATTTAGGTGGGACTACCCTTGCATTTAAAGCAGACCAACTTTCTCTAACTAATACTGCTGAGGCAGCAACTGATAACTATGTTATTACTTATGATGACGCTTCTGGAGGGTTTACTTTAGAAGAGAAGTTTGATGGTGATATTACTAGTGTAGTAGCAGGAGATGGTTTAATAGGAGGGGCTGCAGATGGAGATGCCACCTTAAATGTGAATGTGGATGATTCTACAATAGAAATCGATACCGATACAGTACGCATTAAAGATGATGGAGTAACCCACGCTAAACTAGAAGATAGATATACTGAATCCAAAACAGATTATGGTTCAATTACTTCAACTACTACTATCGATTGGTCTGTGGCAGCAATCCACGAATTAACTATGGGTGGGGCAGCTACTCTTAATTTCTCTAACTACAAAAAGGGTCAAGCTATAGATTTAATAATTGATGGCGATGAAACCATTACATTTGGAACTACAAGCGGTACTCCTTCGATAAATCAAGTAGGAACATCTACTTATGATGGCACAACAGACAATATCATACAGGTACTTTGTACTGACGATGATGCAACACCAACTTTCCTATACGCAGTAGGAGCATATACATCAGACACTAACCCAGCATAATTATGTACGCAAGACAACAAAACGGAGCAATAAAAAGATACACTACTATTCCAAAGGCTTGGGGTAATGTAATCGCAGGATTTGATAAATTAACTTCTAGTGAATGGCAAGAAGCAGGATTCTACGATGTAGTAACACCTGATTACGATTCAGCAATTCAAAAGTTAGGAGACCTTGAGTGGGATGCAGATAGTAGTACTTTCACTTATCCTGTAATTAATAAGACTTGGACACAAACAGTAGCTGAACTTAAAGAATCTAAAATAGATGAATTAAAAGATTTATATAATAGAAAATTAGTTCAAACTGATTGGTATATTATCAGAGCACAAGAGGGTATTGCTGCACCGCAGGATGTAATAGATGCAAGAGCAGCTTTAAGAACTGAATGTGCAACCAAAGAAGGAGAGATTAACGCACTTACTACTAAAGCAGCGATTGCCTCTTATTCTTTACCAAATCTTGGATAATGGGATTTAATAAAAAATTCTTTACAACAGGAGGTATTGTAGCCTCTACACCCGCAGGAGGTAATGCTGATTTAGCTACTGCTACTCACGTGCAAAATCATAGTTTAGCAGCAAGTTCAAGAGGTGGTGCAAGAGGTGGATGGATTTCTTTTGATGGCACAAGGGTATTTACAACCCATAGAGATGGGTCTCACGATGACTATATTTCTCAATATAATTTTGGTACTGCATATGATGTTAGTACTATTGGTAGTATTGTAGGGGAAGAACAAATTACTGCATTCATTCCTGACTATTTAGGGGGTTGTGTTACTAATTTAGACAATACTTGGATTTCTTACGACCCTTATTCAACAAGTAATTATTATTCCCAACCGTTTGGAACGGCAGGGGATATCACAACGCTTGGCTCGGTAAGCACAGATTCTTGTTCAAGAAGCGGTGGGGATTTGGTTTCTCCGAATTCGACTATGTCTAAAGATGGGAATTATCTTTTCCATACAAGTTTTTCTACCCATAGAAGAATATCTTTAAGTACTGCAGGAGATTTATCTTCAGGGAGCGGATGCGGATTAGAAAGGTCTACAAGTGGGATGCGTGCTGATTTAGGTTCGGGACAGTATGTTCAAGGTATTCAATATAATAACGATGGAACGAGAGTTTATGCAGGAGGAAGAAACGGTAAGATAGCACAATATGATTTAACTACTGCTTACGATATAAATTCGAGAGGTAGTGCGAGTGTTTATGATTTTTCCTCAGACGTAGGTACTTC